GACCGTTGATGACAACGGCACAGTAACAGCGGTTGCTCAAGGTACGGCAACAATCACAGTTGTAACAGATGACGGTGATTTTGAAGATACCTGCGAAATAACAGTAACGGAGGTTTAATTATGGATTTAGGTCAATTTGCAACACAGGATAATTCAGATGCCGGCGTGTGGACTCCGGTAGAACTTTACGGCAAGCCGTGTGATTTTGATATTCTCATACTCGGCGATGATGCTGATGTCGTTGTCAAACAGGGAAGAAAATCCTTGAAAAAATTAAAATCTGCAATAGCAGAAGATAAAAAGACAAATTCGGATGAATATGACGATCAAACCATTGATGAACTTACAGAATCCGGCAATGAGTCCGTTTTAATTCGTATTAACGGCATTCGCGGCTGGAAAGTTGAACGCAAGGGATCGAAAGTAATCAGCAAAGAACCCGAACCTGTTACATTATGCGGAGAAGAGTTGAAAAACGATATTGAGTCTTACAGAAAACTGATCACAAAAATTCCTGCATTGAAAGAATTTATATTAAAGGTTTCGAGGGACCGAACAAATTTTTTATCGGAGCCGAGCAGGAGTTAGAACGTGCCGTAAAACGCTTCTTCTTCCTGCATGCGGACAGAACAAAGAAAGAAGGGGATAAAATTGTTCACTATAACCATTATGACGACCGGCAGAGTATTGTCAGCAAAATTGGATATGAGACATGGAAAAGACGAACTGGTCATGAAGAAGAATATGGTGATATTCCCCCTCCTTCTTGTTTTGCCGAATTGTTTAGTGTTTTTCTTGATATTTTTTATTTGTGTCCAAACGGAATTACATATCAGGATATCGCGGCTTATTGTTCTACAACTCAAAACACTCTCTCCGTATATGAAGTCAGCCTTATTAGGAAAATGGCTTCATGGGCGGCCGGCGAACAAAACAAAGCATATCGGAATAGCCAATAAGGAGACATCATGCCTGATATAAGCAGATTAGTTATCGAAGTTGATAGCTCTGGAATCGTCAAAGCAGAGGGAAACACAGAGGCTTTTAGGGCGGCATTAGATAAATTAACGAAATCATCAAAAAACACAGAAAAAGGCGCAACCAATCTTGGCGACAGAATGGGCGCATTACAATTGATTATAGGAAAGCTCCCTAGAGGACTTCAATCAATAGCTTCTGGTTTAATGGGTATAACAAATCCTGCCACTGCCGCAGTTGGTGCATTTCTTGAATTAGGAGAAGCTGCTGTTAATTTTGCAAATGAATCCATTAAGGCTTTCGGTGAATTTGAGATGATAAAAACTAAACTTGAAGTCGTAACAGGTTCGGCAAAAGAAGCATCAAGAACATTTAATACATTGCAAAAATTTTCCACTCAAACGCCTTTTGGGGTAGATCAGCTAGCACAAGCCGCCGTTATGTTACGACAAGCAGGGACAAGCGCAAACGACTTAATACCAACTCTCCAAGCGTTAGGGAATGCTTCATCTGGCAATGCCGAAGTGTTTAACAGAATGGCTATGAATTTCGCACAGATCGCTAATATCGGAAAAGCCAGTAGTATGGATATGAGGCAATTTATGATGGCTGGTATTCCAATATCAAAAATGTTAGATGATATAGGTAAATCGGGCAGCACTTCCTTTGAAGATATAAAGGATGCGATATTATACGCATCTAATGAGGGTGGGCGTTTCTATGATGCAATGTCAAAAGGTGCTGATACATTAATAGGTAAAACAAATAATCTTGAAAGCGCGTGGAAAACTTTTAAAGCAACTTTTGCAGATACATCTGGTTTGGCAACTGCTTGGAAGTGGGTGTTAGATGATATAACTAAGGGTATAAATTCTGCAACGAAATCAATGACGGTTAATAAAGAAGTGCGCGATGCTACTTTAAGACGACTTAGCGGCGATACATCTTCAAACTCATACATAGAACACGCGCAAGTCATGTTAAAACAAATGGAAAACATGAAAGCTGGCGATAGCGGATCTATATTCGGTTCATTATCTTTGGCAAATGACTTAGGTATAATAAAAGCATGGACCTCGGGTTATGATGACGTAATTAAATATTATCAAAAGATATTAGATTTCTACAAACCTATAATAGACGCTCAAAATGCGATGAATGAAAAGATTGAAGAACAGAACAGGCTTTTAAATGAAAGTAAAAATAAATACACAACATTGCAAGGAAAAATTGAAGAGGCTTACGCTAAAACTACCGAAGGGCAGCAAAAAGCACTAAATGATCAAATCCAATATTTTAGAGATGCACTTAATCAAACACATATAAAAATGTTTGATTATTACGGTAGAGAAACTGATGATGTTAATAACGCAAGATATAAAAGCGAATACGGTATATCTGCTGAAAATAGAACCAGTATTGAAGCTATTATTAATATGTACGAAAATGATCTTTCAAAAGCTATAAATAAAAATAAAAATGAACTAACAGAATGGCAAAAAATATTCAAATCCGCAATGAACCTGTCTGAAACCGACACTAAACAAAACTGGTTTACAAGACAATCATCCGCAATTAGTGAATTTGCTAAAATGCTTATTACAACAAATGACAGAGCTAAAATTCTTTACAACACTATAGGAACTGAAAACAATACTTTAGAACAAGCGGCTCAAGCTTGGGAAGATATAGCTACTAATATGATTATGACCGGAGAGTGGCACTCAAACAACACATTATTCCAACAGGTGGCTGAATACGCAAAAGAAGCAAGAAACGCCGCTAATGAGATTAATCTCGATAAATATATTTCAGAGCTTAATACAGAATTAAGTTACCTGAAAATGTCAACGGCGGAGATGGAAAGACAAAAGCTAATTTCTGAATACAAGGTTAATAATGAGGAAAAGATAACGGAAGCTTTGAGGGCACAAAATGTTATAAGAAATGAACAACAAAGACTTAGCCTGCTAACTAACGCAACTGGACTATCACAAGAAGAGATAAGGGGTGAAGGGGTATTAAATATACTTACAAGTATCGCGGAAAGTAATAATAAAAAATTAGAAGAAGCTAAGTTTTGGGATAAATTAGGAATAGGTGATTATCTATCCACATTAAAAGAAGTAGAAACAGTATATGCAAGCATTATAAAGATTGCTGATGATAACAGAGATTTACAGTTATTGTCTCTAAAAGACGAGCTTGATGCCGGAAAAATAGACTTCCTTCAATACGCAGAAGGTTTTGCTAATCTTTGTAGTGAATATAATGAATTAGTTTCACTTTCATCTCAAGAACTTGGCATTACAAGAGCGGCAATTACAGCAGAAGAAAAAATCAGAAATCTTGAAAATGCTATGAAAACCCTCGGCGAATCAATGAAAAACTTAGCCGCAGGCAGTTATTTAAATTTCTTCAATGATCTAGGCAAGGCGTTTAGTCAAGGCGCAGATTTTACAGATGGTTTTAATAATGCTTTAAGAAACATGATGAGAAACTTAATAGACGCAATGCCTCAGCTGCTCTTAAATGTGGGGTTACAGTTAATACCTAAGAATTTAGCTCTCGGACTTGCTTTTATCGGAGCTTCGGGTCTAATGTCATTTCTAAGCGGAATGATAAATGATACAGATAGCGCTAAACAAAAAGATGAAGCAGAGAGATTGAGGAATTTACAACAACAATTAATGGACTTAATAGCTTCCCAGAGAGAGCAGCAAGAATATTACTTAACACAGAAAAGAAGAATTGACACCACATCAATCAGAGTAAATGACGCGATTATAACGCCAAAAGGCGTGGTGCATACACATCCCGAAGATTATATTATTGCTACGAAACGACCGCAGGATTTAATGAGCGGAGGCGGTGCAAATGTAATTGTTCAAATTTTTAATAATTCCAATGCAACCGTAACGCAAACAGAAAGCACCGCACCGGATGGATCAAAATTAATCGAATTAACTATAGAAAATATAATGAGAAAAAAGTTTGCAGACGGCAGTATGGATAATGCTGTAGATGCAATGAATCAACGCAGAAACGGACGGAGGCTTAGCGGATGACACCTGTTTCATGGCCGACAATAAACTATAAAAGAATAGGCATAGTTTTGAATTCTTCTTCATGGGAGACCCCTTCAGGAGTCATAGGAGATCAAACAAGAAGCGGCAAAATTAAAACAAGGCCTAATCATATACACGCGCCTAAATCTTTCAATATAACAATGCACATGACGCTTGACGAATACAGAGTGTTTAAGAATTGGTATGAAAATGTATGCAGAAAAGGAGCGCGTACTTTTGTTTATCCGATAATTGACGACAATACAGGATTGCTGGTTGAGTACCAATTCACGCCTGATTCAAGTATAGGCAAGAAAAACACGTCAGCGCTTAACCTTGAACTGACAATGAGCTGGATGGAGGCGTAATGTTATTATCCGCAAAATCTCAAAAAGAATTAGCATCTCAGAGAACCTTGTCTAAATTTCCCTACTTAATAAAAATTTCTTGTCATGGTTATATTGATATGTATTTCGCTAATTCATCTAAAGATATAGAATTTAACAATATAACTTATAAAGCCTCTACTTTCTCAATTCAACCTCCGGCGCGTGACGGCTCTAAAATAGGAAATGCGACTCTTACCATTTCGGCTATAGATCAATACTGGATACATAGAATCCGTGAAATTAAGACTCCGGCTGAATTGCGGTTTATAGCCGTGATAGTTCATGACGGCGGAAATGAAAGCGTAGAACTCTTGGAAGATAATATATTCACCTTAAGAGCTGCCCAATGGAATGAAATCTCTATCACATGGGAAATGGTTTTCGATGAAAATATGGCAATAATAGTGCCTGCTGATAAATGTAATGCTATGACAACTCCGGGGTGCGCATGATTTCTAAATATGTCGGAATTCCTTATAAACCCCGCGGAAGAACAAAAGAAGGATTAGATTGTTACGGATTGGCGATCTGTTTATTTAAGGAAAGGGGTATTGAACTTCCTGATCCTTTTTATCCTGACACGGAAACTTCCACTAATAAAAAAGTAATGGAGAGCCTAGAATCTACAATACCTAATACAAAGATTGATAAACCTGAACCGTGGTGTATTATTGAATTTTTAATCAAAGGCGAACCGTCTCATATCGGAATCTATTTAGGTCGCGGAGAATTCATTCATTCCTCGTGTTCTACCGGAGTGGTAGTAGACAAACTATACAGATGGGAAAAAAAAGTTAAAGGATATTACAGGATATGATAACAGTCACTATTTATAAAAGTACGTTAGACGACACCCGCGAAATTAAAAGAATAGAAAAATCTACAACGATTAAAGAATTATTTCCCGATGTGGATTTTACTAACTCAATAATATCCGTAAACGGATACAGGCAGGACGAGAATTATTTATTAGCAGATGAAGACGTTTGTACTATTAGATTATTTCCTGAAGGTGATGCAAAAGACTGGCTTGCCGGCGCCATTATAGGGTTGTTGGCAGGATTAACAACAGTCGTTACTTTTGGCGCCGCTCTGGGGGTATGGGCGGCTGTTGGAGTTATAGCGGGCGGAATAGCTGTTGGCGCTTTAGGGTTTGGGATAGCTTCAGCCGCAGGCTGGAGCATTTGTGATTGGCTGAGCCCTGATGTACCGGATATGAAATCTCCGGATGCGCTTGAACAAATTCCTCAATTAAGAGGAGCCAAGAATCAATCAAATATAGGAAAACCAGTGCCTTTGGTTTTAGGCAAACACTTATTTACTCCTATGTATGTAGGAAACCCTTACACAGTAATAGACGGAGTAGACGGAGAAGATCAGTATTTTTTCGCGCTTTACATGTTAGGATACGGAAAGTTAAGAGTAACCGATGTAAAATTAGGCGTAATAGGCGATTTAGCTTCTAATAAATTTAGAAGACCAGACCCTGAAACGGTATATTACGAAGTAGATGACGGGGTTTTGGATATAGACGGCGATCCTTTTTTAAAAGACGGAAATCCTAAACTCGAATTGATTCAATCCGAGAGAGAATCCGATCTTTACCCTCAAGCCGTTTTTGAAGAACGGTTAAATATAGAACTATCTAATCCAGAAGAAGCAGATCCGTTAAACGTGGTTAGATTTTCGGCAAGAAATCCTCAGAAAATTCAAGTTGAAATCACTTTACCTAGCGGACTGGTTGGGTATAACGATAAAGGAGATAAAATAAACAAATCTGTAGAAATCAGCGCAGCATGGAGAAGGTCAAGACCTGATAATTCTGACAACTGGAAACCCTTTACACGTTTTGGCGTTGATCAGGAAAATATTACAGAGGAAACAGTAAACAATAGGCTAGTAAGTAAAATAACCCGCGCAAAAACAAAACAAATGCGCTTTATAGCAGAGAAACAATTTACAAATTACTCCGAAGTATCGGATGTTTTCGACACCAGAGTAATTGAAATAGAAATAAAAAGAGTAAACGATCAATCAAATGATACTAAAACCGTAGACAAAGTATATCTGACGGCTATCAGAACATGGATGTTTGACAATGAAATGTCAAAAGGCGGCGGACTAAAAGCTCAAGCCCCTGTAGTTCAAAAATTAAGAGATAAAACGTCAAGACTGGCTTTTAAGATGAAAGCGTCTCAAAACACCCAAGGGATGTTAGATGCTCTGAACTGTATCGTTGAATCTAAGTGCAGAACCTACAATAAAGAAACCAATAAATGGAGCGATCCTGGCTGGGATATTAAAGATCAAAAATGGATAAATAATAACGAATCGCCTTCAAACAATCCCGCCGCTTTAGCTCTTAAACTTTTACAGTCACCTACAATGGGAAGAAAAGCATATCCGGATTCAATGTTAGACATGGAAAAATTCGGAGAATTCTACCAGTGGTGTGAAGAACGTAACTATACTTGTAACGGAGTCTTAACGGCGGAAAAACGCCTCGATGAAGTTCTGGCTCTAGTCCTTTCAACAGGAAGGGCAATGCGTATTCTTAACGGCAACAGATACAGCCTGTTAATAGATCAAGAAAGAGAATACCCTGTAATGATTCTTAACAGTCAAAACGTATTGGAAGCGTCCAATCAAAAAGTTTTTGCAGACCTTCCTGACGGATTCTTAATCAAGTATATTAACGAGGCTGACGGATACCAGCAGACCGAAGAATATGTAATGAAAAACGGCTCTAACGATCCTGAATCTATCCCTGAATCTGTTATTGAAAGCATAGAGATTCCCTATGTTACCAATCACGGACAAATAGTAAAGATCGGTTGGTACTTGTTAGCTTGCAGACTCTTAAGACCAGAGATTTGGCATAGAAAGCTCTCGATTGAAGGATATTTAATCTCTATAGGCGATATGGTAGAGGTTCAAGACGACACCATAGTAGTAGGAATCGGCGAAGGCGCAATGATCAAGAATCTTGTAATAGAAAACAATGTTATTACAGAGATTCAGACGGACGGAATATTTGACGTAGTCGATACAACCCAAAGATACGGTATAAAAATAATGCAGTTAGACGGGGTTCATACTATAGATCGTAACACGGTCCGTACAATCGAAGTAGAGATCAAGGAACCGGGCATTTATAGTAACTTTCCTGTTAAGATACCGCTTAATAACACTCCTATCCCAAGTATAGGAGACGTAGCAGCTTTCGGCATCTATGACAAGATTACTACCAAAGCTTTATGTTTCGGGAAAAAAGACAACGGAGACGGCACTTTTGACGTTACTTTAGTCCCGTATCAGGAAGGAATCTACACAACTGATTCAGGAGAAATTCCTCCTTACAGAGCTAATATAACTACCCCTCAAGGGATGGTTCCGGCACCGTTACCTGAAAACGTTACAATATCTGACGTAATAGATACAGTAACTAATTTAGAATTGTCGGGTTCAGATGCCGTGTCTTATGATCTTCAGCCCAGCGTGAGAATTATAGTAAGAGAAAGCAGCGGGATATTCACGCCGGATAGAATCTCATGCGCTCAATTTATGACAGCAGGCAATGAGCTTCCCGTACCTTCAAATAAAATGATGCAGTACGTCACTTCAAAAAGCAGCGAAGCTGTATTATATCTGCCTAATACATCCATATTGGTAAGCGATTGGGACTGGATAGAATTCATCTTATCTGATCAAGGTATAGAGCTGGATCGCCAGAGGGTGCCAGTTTTAAGGGAAGGAACGGACGCTGTTTTCTTGGATTTGGAGAATCAGAATTACCAGATAAGATGCTATTACGACGGCACTCCTAAAGAGGGACAGCTTCCTTTTACCATGCAGGCGGTTCTCTTTAAAGGATCATCGGCAGCTGATCCTGTATGGACTCTCTCGGGCGCACCCAGAGGAATCACGATTAATCAGAACGGGTTAATCTCTGTAAATAAAGAATATAAATATATTGACGACATACCCAGATACCCTTCAAACACCAATCTATTCGATCCGATGCTTGGCTCTTTTTATCCTGTATCTCGTAAGAGTAAATGGCTGTCAGGAAATACAGAGCTTGAAGAAAACAATGAGATTACGGTAAAAGCTTATTACAACGGAATGACTTATTCGAGAATTTTTAGAATCAAGAAAATCATGGACGGAGCGCCGGGAAAAGACGGTTTGGATGGAAAAGACGGTTTGGATGGAAAAGACGGTCAAGACGGCAAGAAAGGAGAGCAAGGCGTTCCTGCCCCAAAATATTTAGGTTTAACAG